GACGCCTCACGTAAACGCTTAGTGAAATACACTGAGCAAAAATACGCTCACATAGACGGTCTCGGTGACTGTATCCGTTATGGCATACATCATCTATTCCCAATCACTCACCAATCAGTAGGAATACCTGAGTACGTGGGTATGGATCCAAGATTATCAAACAGAGCACGACCAGGCTTAGAACATATGCCTGATAGTCCACTGTATCCTGGTGGTCCAACATGGGAAGAAATAATGAATGGAGATCAAGTGGAGGACTATCAAGTATGGAGTTAACATGGGTAGACCAAAGAGCGGATATACATTGTTAGAACGATTACTAAACAAAGTAATTGTTAACGATGTAACAGATTGTTGGGAGTGGCAAGGTGGCAAGAATAACATTGGCTATGGTTTAATGCGTGACGAAAAGCGTATGCGTACAGTGCATCGTGTAAGTTATGAAGAACATAGTCAAACAAAGATACCTAGTCATCTTGTAGTAATGCATAGTTGTGATAATCCTAAGTGTACAAACCCTGCTCACTTAAGTTTAGGTACACGTAAAGATAACATGCAAGACATGCTTAACAAAGGACGTGCAAATAATAATTACAGAGGTATGACTGGTAAAAAACAACCAACAACTACATGTCCACATTGCAGTCGTGTAATACCAAACAATGTATATTCACGTCACCATGGTGATAACTGTAAGAGTAGATATAATGCATAAATACATTATCTACTAAATGCCTATTTATGTGAGAAAAATAAAAATATGAAAACAAAAGCAGAACTACTAAAGCGTAACCCAATTTATTCTAGCATCTACAATGAGATGTTGGCATATCAATATGCATATCTTGGGGGACTACCTTTCAAGATGTTTGTGCGTAAGAAAAGACCTAGTGAAGATAGTACGCTCTATCAAGATTTAGTTGCTAACACAATCGCACAGCCTATCTGTCGTTATATCGTTGACACAATTAATGATGTATTGTTTGAGCCAGGCATTAAGCGTAACATGCAATTCTGTACGCCAACTGGTCAACAGATTAATCCTAAGAACAGTGAATGGTCAGACTTATTCTTACTAGACGCTGACTTAACTAATCGTAGTATGAATGGTTTTATGGAAGGCATTGGTGACTTAACAAGTATCTATGGCCATTGTTGGGTAGCAGTTGATATGCCACAAAAAGGCGATGGCAATCTAGGTCGTCCCTATGTTTGCGCTATCAATCCATTAAACGTATGGAACTGGGAGTTTGACTATTACGGTGGTCGCCCAATGCTTAAGTGTGTTACAGTAATGGAGATGGAAGAAGAAGATTGCTATTACATCAAGTGCTATACATTAGGTGACGCAAACACTCCATCATACTGGGAAAGCTATGAAGTAGAAAAAGGTCCTAGTAAATTAGAAGAACCTTGTAAATTAATTGGTACTGGCACTTATCCACCAGGCATGAGCTTACCAATCTTCATCGCATATGGTCGTAGAGATCCAAGAACAATAGATTTAGGCATCAGTGATATTGATGCGGCAAGTGATGCTATGCGTGAGTTCTATAAACTAGAATGTGAGAAATACACAGCATTACAATTTGCACATACATTGATTCGTGCAGACAAAGGCATTAGTATTCCAGTTCACGCGGGAGCTATCGTGAGAGCAAATGAGGGACAGATTGAAGCTATCCCCATTGATACCGGCGATGTTGATGCGATTATTAAAGCGCAACAAGATATCCTTGAACAGATTGAAGCACTTACGGGCTTAGGTGGACTAAGGAATAGCAAGAACCAAATTGCGTCTGGTGTTGCTATCATTGAAGAACGCAAACAACTACACCGTCTTGCAAAGAGTAAAGCTAGATTGATGGAAGTTACAGAAGAAATGATTTACACATTTGCCGCACGTTTTATGAACGTTCGTTGGGCAGGTGAAGTATCTTATAACACAGACTATGAAGCACATGATACAAACTATCGTATGGCTATCATTAAGAGTGCAAAAGAATTAGTCGGCGACAACCCAATGATTCAAGCACTAATCACAAAAGAAATTATCGGCATGCTTGCTCCTGATACTGCAATACCAGAATATGAAACAGCATACATCAATACAATACCTGACGTTGATCTCAGAACTTTAATGACTGAGCAGAACAATGAAGTTCTCAGTCGAGATTTATCAGCAAGTATGATACCGGAGCATGAGATGTATGGTGAGAACGGTGAAGCTGAGAATGGTGAAGAATCAGAATCAGAAAGTGAAGGATCATTTGGTAATGATGGTAATGCGTCATTGCTAGGTGGAGCCGGTACTCCTGTCACACCAATTGGCGTTACATATTATCCAAATCAAGTAGCTCCAGTGATACTAACTGGTATGAATACGGGTAGATAAAACTATCTATATTCACTATGCATAAATACATTACACAATCGCTAACTACGTAAAGTTAAAGGAAAAAATTAATGGACAATCAAAATTTCGTTGGCAACGATGTAGCCCCTGTAACTGCACAGGACTCTATGAGTGAAGCAGGAGAGCAAAACGTTAACCCAGGTGCTATTCGTAAAAGCACAACACAGTCATTGTTGACTGCATTATCAAACGCAAGCGGAACACAATTCCAAAGTGTTGAAGATGCATTATCATATATGGCACGTGTAGGGGCTCAAAACAATAACGCTGGCAACGTACAGCCAAGTGGACAACCAAAAGCTCAACAACAGAGTTCGAACGGTCGTGTCACAACCAATGACTTGCATGAGCAGTTTAGCAAACTTCAAAACGATCTAGCAGTAAAAGAGCAAAGATTACGTGAGAAGGAATTAGATAGCGACATTCAAAGAGCTATGGGTGACAAGTTTGATTCAGACCTAATTGATTACGCATTGAATAAAGTTAAAAACAATATTCAATGGAATGACGATGGCACATATGCTATTGTTAATCAAAAGGGTCAAGAACGCTATGGTAGTGATGGCAATCCACTTACAATTTCAGGATTAGTACAAGAAGTAGCAGTGGGTAATCCAAAGCTACTAAGACAGAGTAACGCTAATTCTGGATCTGGTTTAAGACCTGGACAAGGTTCTTTTACTGGTGCACTAGATGAGACAGTACCAGATTACTCACGTGATCCGGCAGCATTCAATGCATGGGCTAATAAAAATGGTCTAGGCAAAGGAACTGGATTAAAAGGTCTAGGTGTAACAGCGACAGTATCAAGTTCAAGTCGCAAAGTACTCTGAGCCAACAAAAATTTATAAGGAAAATATATCATGGCATACGTATTAGGCGGTCCTAACAATGAAGGCGATGGCTTCACAACAGCTATCAGCAACTTCGCATTACGTGCAATGCACGAAAGTAACGGTCTAGTTAACTTCACTAACGTTGTTGCACCTACACAAGGTCAAACATTTTTAGTACCTAACTTCGCACCAATCACATACCAAGACTACAATGCTAACGGCACTGGTGGTACATTTGGTACAGGTAACGCGGTTGTTCAGAACCCATCATTGGGTCAAGGTACAATCACAGCAACTCCAGCAGTTGCACAAACAGCATTCGATATCTTCTACGGATGGACAACAAGCTTCACATTGGCAGCTACATTAGGTGCTGAACTTGGTGAATCATTCGCTGAAAAAGTTGACCAGCGTGTTACAGCGGCTTTCTTAAGCTTCAAAGCAACACCAGGCAACTTGAATTATACAGCAACCCCTGCTGACGGATTCCCACGTGTCTTGCAATTAGGCGCTATGGAATTAATTGGTTCAGGTAATACCGGTGGTACACAAACTGATGGTTTCAGTGCCAATAGCGTATTGCAAACAATTCGTAACATCAAGCAAAACTTTAAGGTTGCTCGTATGCCTGGAACTCCAGTTATTATCATGGATAGTAACGGTGATGCTCCTAATTCTGCATCATACTCAATTACTGGTCAAGGTGGTTCTTCATTAAATCGTCTATTGGCTGAGTTAACTGGTGGTGCAGTATCACAATCTGGTGGTAGTAACCTATCTGCTCTTGGTAACGAATTGTTGTCTACAGGTCGTATTGAGTCTGTATATGGTTGTATGGTAATGTTCACTACATTCTTGCAAGCTACAACTCGCACTGTTGTAGGTTCAGCAGGTGTTTCAGTACTAGTCGGTGCTTATTTCGGCGACAGTGCTTTATTCACTGTTATGAAAGAAGGCTTGCAACTTAAGACTGGTGAAGTACCAGGTGGATTGCAAATTTGGTTGACTGGTGTCGGTTACTTCGGTTCTGGCGTTGGTGACCTTCGTCGTGGTGGCGCAATTAATATCGTTCAAGCCTAAATTGAAAAATGACTGGGTGTCTAAACACACTCAGTCAATGTCTAAGGAAATAATATAATATGTCCGTACCCTATCAAAGAATCTCAAACGCAACAGTAGAAGACATTCAGTTCTACGATCCGGCAGCGGAACGCAGAGCGGCTGCTCTACAAG